TGGTCGGAGATCGTCGGGAAGCCGATCCGACGGATCAGCCCGAGGGAGTCCTGGCCGCCGACGCGGCGCTCGGCGATCGGGATGTGCGCCTGGACGAGGAGATCGTGCTCGTCAAGGCACAGCGCGTCAGCGTCGATCGACTCCAGCCCGGCCTCGGCCTCGGAGCCGCGGAAGTAGACGATGCCCAGCCCGACGCTCTTCAGCGTCTTGTTCATCACGCTGGCGGGCGGCACACGAGTCCTCAGGTACTCACCCAAGATAAGCGGCTTGATGCGGCCGTCGGAGAAGTCCAGGAGCTGGCGCTCGCGGGGGAAGATGTACAGCACGCGGGCGGCGTGCATGTCGGCCCAGCACAGCGCCCAGCGCACCAGCCACGCGGAGATCCCGAGCTGCGTGGCCTTCATCACGACGACCTCCTTCTCGTCGAAGGCCTCCTCGTACAGCTCGCGCTGGAACGGCCAGCGGTCGAAGTTCAACGGGCCCTTCGTCTCGGGGACCTTCATGGCCCACTGCAGGAAGCTGGCGCGGCGCTGCTCGTGAGCGGCGAGGTCTGACTCCAGGGCGTCGCGGAACGCCTCGGTGACGCGCATGCCGTACATCGCGCGGGGGTCAGTTTTGAGCGGCACCGGGACTCCTCGCCAGGGCCCTCACGTGCATCGCGCAGTAGGACTCGCGCGGCGCGGCGCACTCCGAGCAGTCCGGCCAGTCGCACTCCTTGAACATCGTCCGGCGGTTGCGGCGCTCCGGTGAGCGCAGACGAGCCTCCTTGCCCTCCTCGATCTCCGCTGCGACCGACGCGAACAGGTCGCGGTGCAGCTCGCAGAAGCGCGAGCCGTCAACCGGTGGCGACGGGCAGTTGAGGCTCCGACACTTCATCGGGCTTCAGCGCCTCCAGGATCGCGCGCTTCATCTCAAGGGTCGCGCCCTGCTCGGTCAGCACCGTCACGAGCTTGACCGCGAGCGTCTGGACGTCCAGCTCCAGACGCAGGGTGCCGAGATCGTGGGGCAGGATGCCGGTGGCCTGCATCAGCTCGGCGGTGCGCGTCAGCGCGTTGAGCTGCGCGTTGATCGCGGCGATCCGGGTCGTGTCGGTTCCGGACGCGTCAGCGACCTCGGCGAGCTGCTCGACCCAGCTCTCCAGCCGGTCAAGCATCGAGTGCACGATCGCGATCGGGTCACGGCCGACGTACGTCGACGTGTTCTCCGCGCGCCACTCGCCGTAGATCTTCTGGCACTGGGGGATCTGGATGTTGTACTTCTCGGCGAGATACGCCCAGCTCTGGCCGCGCAGCCGATCGCGCACCAGCTCGGCGTTGCGCTCCAGCCGCTCGTCCTCGGTGAGCCCCGGCTTGCGGCCGCGCTTACGCTCGTGGCGCTCGGTCAGGTCCTCGATCGAGCGGCTCGCTTCCATCGTGGGCTGATCGTATCGCCGCGGTGTTCAGTGTCGGGAGGCGAGCCACGCGTCGCGTTCGGCCATACGCTGCTTGTCTTCGTCGACGCTCTTGCCGAGGTCGACGCCCAGGCCGCAGCGTCGGCACAGGCCGCGCGGCGCGTCGTGGCCGAAGCGTTCGCACGTCAGTCGGGTAGCCGCCCCGCGCGGCGCGCCCTGCTGGCGCTGCGCGAAGTAGAAGCTGAACGACTTGTACTGCTCCAGCGCCAGCTCGTCATAGTCGCCGAAGTCCGAGAGCGACAGCCGCAGCTTCTCGAACGGATCCTCCTTGAGCTGCTCGTCGGTCGGCTGCTCAGGCTCGGGCACTAGAAAGGCTCCAGCGGCTCGACCTTCGTCTTGACCGTCGTCTCCTTGCGCGTCCGCAGCGCGTCCGCCCAGTTGCGGGTCGGCACGGGACGCCAGATGCCTTCCTTCTCGCCCGCGATCTCGGTCACGGCGGCGGTGCGCGTCGTGCCGTCCGACGTGATCCCGGCCTCGACCCACGCGACAACGGTCTCGCCCGCGTCGTCCTTCAGCTCGCGCTGCTCCAGCACCACGTACTCGGTGGTCACGCGAGCGGTCTCCTTAGCGGCAGTCATCGGGTCTCCTCCTTGGGTTGTTTGGGCGGCAGCCGGTAGCCCGTCTTGCGCTTCTTCTCCAGGTTCTTCGGCGGGCCGTAGTGCTCGCGCTCCTCCGGGGTCATCTGCCGGATCACCAGCAGCCCCTCGTCCTGTTGTTGCCGGATCCGCTCCAGCCGCGCCTCGCGCTCCAGCCGCGCCCGCTCGGCACGGTGCAAGCGCTAGCTCGCCACCGGGTCACGGTTGCGCCGGTTGGCCTCGACCCAGTCCTTCATCCGCAGGATGTCCTTCTTGTGCCAGACCGGCGTCGCGGCCAGGTCGGCGGCTGTCGGTGGCATCACGCCACGTTTGATCCAGCGACCGACCCGCGGTCGCTCGACCCCCAGTATCTCCGCCGCCTCAGCGGTCCCGACAATGTCGAGCTGCCTGACGGCCCGCGGCCTGGGCGGTCTGGGCTCTACCCCGTTCGCCTTGCTCATTCGCGCATCTCTCCCCAGCGCACAGGCAGGCAGGCCGCGAACCTGGCTCGTACTGTGCGCTTCGTCTCGGTATCCATATCCTTCCAAGAGTAGCACACGCCGTGCGCTAGCGCTGGTTCCAGCGCTCCGCTGCTTCCAGGTCGGTCTCGGCCGCCCCTTCGCGACCGTTCTCACGCGCGTGGGCGTTGCGCCTGATCGACGCCAGCGCCTCCTCGGCGTAGTGGGCCATCCGGCCCGCCGCCAGGTACGCGATCGTCTGGTCCTTCTCCTTGCGGCCGATCTGGCCGCGCTCGTGGATGAGGTAGCTCGGCGTGATCTCCCACGCCTTCCGGATCGCGTCGGCCGCGGCCTGCCACGCCGCAGCGACTCCCTCTAGATGTTCGACGGTCGTGACCTCACGGCCTGTGTCGTCGGTGTAGGTGGTACTGAGCCTGCTCACTGGTGCTCTCCTTCGGTCGGTCGGTTCCGTACGATGATAGCAGAGCTTATCGCGCATCATGTGCTAGACTCTAGGTGCGGCCCGATTGGCCGCGACCCCCCGACCGAGGAGGTTTCACCCGAATGGAAGTGATCCGGAAAAGCAATCCGGGCGCCTACCGTCAGCCGCGATGGCACTATGCCGCCGACGCGGAATCCACCCGCACGCTGTGCGGCCGTGACGTCGCCGAGGTCAAGGGTGACCGGCGCGGCTCATGGGTGCGCGGCAGGATCGAGCGTCGCGAGGAGAACCGCGACTACGTGTGCGTCACGTGTAAGAAGAAGGCGGACGGCAGCCCCAGCACGATCAAGCTGAGCAAGGCCGCAATGAAGGCTCTGCTCGCGCGTGCGGGTGAAGCTGGCGACGCCGCGTTCCGCGGTGCCAGCCCCACGCCCATGGTGGTCTACACGCCCGCCGACATGCTCGGCTCCCTGACCGGGGGCGACGACGGTGGGGCTGATCCCAACGAGCCCGTCTACCTCGTCAACGAGGGAGTGTGCGGCTCGGCGTGGGTGAAGATCACGCCTGGCGGCTCACGCTTCGCGCGCTGGCTCGTCAAGGAAGGCTTCGGCCGCTCTGACAGCTACGCCGGAGGCGTCAACCTGAGCCTCTACATGGTGTGCGGCGAGCGGTACTCCCAGTCGCTCACGCGGTGGGAAGCAGCCGCGCGCGCAGTGGCCTCAGTCCTGAGCGACGCAGGCATCACCGCGTACGCCCAGTCACGCATCGACTGATCGGGGCAGCACACGACGTGTGCTACAATGTAAGTGTGGCCCCGTGTGGGCCACACTCCCCCCGACCGAGGAGCAGCATGAGCTGGACCAAGATCTACCGCGGCCGCTACCGCCTCGACGGCACGCCCTACGAGGTGCAGTCAGACGGCTACGAGAAGTCGCAGTCCATCAGCGCCGACGCCCACTACGAGGGCTTCACCGGCGGCGAGTGGGCCGTGATCGACACGCGTACCGACGACAACCTCGACTGGTTCGACACGATGCGCGAGGCACGCGCCGACGCCGAGCGGCGAGCGGCACGATGAAGCGTCTCGTCGGCGAACACTTCAAGCTCGACGGCAGGCCCAAGCGCAGCTTCCCCACGCGGGAGGCTGCGCAACGGCACGCCCTCAAGTACCACCACGGCCACCTGGACATCTACCAGTGCTCGTTCTGCCAGGCCTGGCACTTCGCAACGCGGCAGACGGGCAGGAGGCGGACACGTGGCTGATCGCGTCTGGATCTGCAGCAATCCGAACCACCGCGGCATCCGCGCGCCGGGGCGCATGCGCGCCGACGACATCCGCCGCTTCTGCATCCCCTGCTCGACCGAGACCGGCTTCCTCGTGGAGCGCCACGCGCCCGCGTTGGAGGCCAAGCGCAAGGACGCCAAGGCCAAGCGCCTGGCCCGCGAGCAGCGCCGACGCACGCAGGCGCGCGAGAAGCGCACCGCCCGAGAGGTGATCGACGGCGTCGACGTCGGCAAGGAGATCGCCCGGCTGATCAAGCTGCCCGCGCTCCGCGACGAGCTGCCGCGGCGCATGCGCCACCAGCCCGTCTCCTGGACGCTGGACCGCAGCAGCACCGGCGGCTTCAGTGGCCGCGCCTGGCCGCGCCAGCGGATCCACCTGACGCTCGGCGACATCCCCGCCGGGGAGGTTCGCGCGATCATCTGCCACGAGCTGGCGCACTACGCGCTGCCGCTCGGTGAGCGCCACAGCGGCCGGTGGGCGCGCTGCTACGCCCGCGTCGTGCGCGAGGCCTACGGCGTCAACGTGATCCCCGACCCCACCGAGTCCAAGCACGATCTGGACCGTCGGGTGGTCAAGGCGCTCGGCGGCAGCGGCGACATCGAGATGCAGGAGGAGAACGGTGGCTAGCCGCGAGCAGATCAAGCGGGCGATGCCGATCCGCTGGCGAACGCTGGCAGACAAGTCGGCCAAGCGCGTCGACGCGCTGCTGCACACGATCACGATCGCGCAGCTCGGCACCGACGTCGACGTCAAGGCGTTGCGCAACGTCCTGATCGCCGAGCTGGAATCCCACCTATACCATCAAGCTCGGGCTGAGGGTGACGCTCACCCGGCGGCATTGGAGAAGAGCCGCCAGGGCCGCACCCAGGTCGACGCGCTGGCCGGGTGGGCATGATGCCCGACACGCTCGATTGGTTTCAGGTCTGGGGCAGCTTCGCATTGGCGCTGGTCGCCGCCACGAGCGCCGAGGAGGCGCTGGCGATGATCCGCGCACACGCGCCTGACACGCGTTGGGGCGGCGCCGACAAGGACAGCGAGCTGCCCGGCCCGCCGTCGGCGCCCGGCGTCTACGCCTGCTTCGTCGAATGACTGGAACACGATGACCACCAAGAAGCGCAACGGCGGCAACCCCGCCAAGACCGGCTGGGATCCGATCCGCATTGGCCCGCCCAACCCCGAGAGCGGGATGGCCAAGGCGTTCTACGCCACTGACGGCGCCAAGCACCACTACCGCTACCGCCATCCGCAGCGCGCGATCGCGATCGCGGCGTTCTCCAACCGGCTGTACAACGGCACGGTCCTGACCTTCCAGGACGGCTCGATGCACCTGAGCTTCAAGCGCAACGACCGCGCGCCTGTGCGCGACTGGCGCCACTTCCAGGCGATCAAGAACAGCGTGGCCGGGCACGACCGTGAGGCGATCGAGATCTTCCCGCCGGAGAACAACCTCGTCGACGCCGCGAACGAATACCACCTGTGGGTGCTGCCGCCCGGCATGGAGTCGCCGCTCGGGTTTGAGGGCAGCCCCGCGCTGCTCGACGCTACCGACAACATGGACCACGCCAGCTACCGCCAAGGCGGCGCCCCCGGTGCGCGCCAGCGCGGCTGGGAGGAAGGCATCCCCACCGGGCTCGGCACCGGGGTGACCGGCCCCAGCGCAAGCTGAGGCCGGTCGTCTCCTCGGTGAAGATCTAGGCCACCGCCAACGCTAACTGATCGTCGAGGCCCAGGCCAAGCTGGCCGTCCTCGGCCACGGCGCCGACCGCCCACACGCGGATCTCGGCGCGCGCCGGGTCACCCCAGCGCTTCGCTCCGGCGACCAGCACCACCTGGCCGTCGTCACCGTAGGCCACGCCTGTCAGCGCGTCGAGGATCCGGCGGAGGTACTTGTCGACGTCGGGCTTCTTGGCCGGGTACGCGGGCGCTCCGACCTTGAGCACGTTGGCGTTGCGGCCGGTGCCGTAGTGCCCGCGCAGGCGCGGCTGGTAGAAGACGCACGAGACGCCGATCGGCGCGCCCTGCATGATCCTCAGGCCCGCCTGCTCGCGAGCGACCAGCGCCGCGGAGGCGACGCCCTGCTCCCAGGTCAGGCCGGGCGTACCGGCGGCATCGTGGGTGACGACCCGGCCGGTCCTCTTGCTGATGAAGCTCGTGGTCGACCCCTTCGTCCGGGGCGTGCCGACCGCGGTGAACTCGATCCGCCACATGATGTGATCTTACGAGGCGGGTCGGACGGGCTCATGC